ATGAGTCGTGGTTGATCTGGAACGAAAAGATAATTGGCGACCCCTTGCAGAATCCAGAATGCGACGCAACTCGTGGCGGGCCATGGCTGCAAGTAAACACAATACGAAAGACGTTGTTTCCATCTGAGAATGGGTGGCAATTATCGCCATTTTCAACAATGGTTGACACTGGCGGATCTTATACGCAGGCATCCTATGAATACTGCAGGCGACACGCCAGGGATGGCGTTATAGCGGTGAAGGGTTCAAGCGATAGAACCCATGTGCCCATTGGGATGGGCAGGCCTCAAGATGTAACCTATAATGACAAGGTCATTAAGTCTGGGGTGAAACTCTACATGGTTGGAACCCAGGGCCTGAAAAGTGCGATTGCCGGAAGACTTAATACAGTTGAGACTCCCGGTCCTGGATTTATTCACTTTGGCCTTAATGGTACAAAGGAATACCTAGAAGGCCTTACATGCGAGCAAATTAGGTTCAAGTTAGTGAAGGGATATAAGGTTTCAATGTGGGAAAATCCTTCAGGCGGCAGAAACGAACCACTAGACAACGCGGTTTATTGTTTGGCGGGCCTGTATAAGCTAAAGCGAAAATACACAAAGCTTGCAGCGAGCGAGATGTGGGATCGGCTGGAGGAGCAGAACAAGGCGACCATTGCCACAAAACCCGCACCAAAAAGCAACCTAGTCTCAAGCCTCACCTTCGGCTAGAATCCCCCCATGCAAACCCTGGCACAGCTACAGGCGCGGCGCGATGCCTATCTGGCGGCAGAGCAGGCCATCCTCACCGGCGGCCAGGAGTACGGAATGTCGGCCGGCCCCGATGGCCGCACCATGAAACGTGCCAGCCTGGCGGAAATTCAATCCGCCATCACCAGGCTGGACGCGGAGATCGCCAGGGCAGAGGCCAGCTCCACCGGCCGGGCTCGGTCCTTCTCTCCCTCCCCGCTGTTCTGATGGGCAAGAAGCGGCGGCGGCAACTGGAGGAGATGTCGGCGGCAGCCCCGCCACAGCCTGAGGCCTCCATCGGTGGCGGTTGGGGTGGCGGCTCGCGACTGAGCATGGCCCCCGCCTTCGCCATGTGGCAGCCGGGTGCGCGGGACGCTGACGGCGACGATACTTACGAGCTGCGAGATCAGCGCGGCTACTCCCGGGATCTGTACCGAACCTCCCCGGCGGCCGGCTCAGGCATTGATCAGCTGGTGAGCTACCGGGTCGGCACCGGCCTCAAGTGCCAGCCCCGCATACTGGAGCAGTGGCTGGGGATGACCAGCGAGCAGGCGGAAGAGTGGCAGGAGATGCAAAAAGATCGGTTTAATATGTGGGCAAGTTCTACATGGGCCTCCGTTGAAGGGGATCAGAATTTCTACGAATTGCAAGAATTGATTGCCCGCTCTGAAGTATTAAGCGGCGACGTATTCACAGTTCTTACCCAGAAAGAGCGCCCTAACTGGCCCTTTAAGCTGGCTCTTCAGATCATCGAAGCTGACAGGGTTTACAACGAAAACAACGGCGCAAATACGGCTGAGATTTTTGAAGGTATTAAGCGTGCTGCTGACGGTGAAATCGTTTCGATTTTTGTAGCAAACCATCACCCTGGCAGCCTTATCCCCGGAGCTTCTGGGCAGACTTGGCGGGAAATCCCCATCTATTCCTCAAGCGGTAGGCGCAATATCCTGCAACGCAAAAAAATGGTGCGGCCTGGCCAGTCGCGGGCGTTGCCTGCGCTGACTCGAATTATTGGATCAGTTAAGCAACTTGATCGCTATACGAATGCAGAGATTGAGGCGGCTGTCAATTCTGCAGCGCTGGCGGTGTTTGCGCAGATGGATGCGGACAGTTTCAAGGATCTCTTCAATGAAGACGAACAGCGTCAGTATTTATCAGCCAATCTCTCAGCAAGAAACCAAGCTAATACCTGGCAATCTGGCAAGGTTCTAAACCTATTCCCAGGTGAAGAAGTCGCCAGCCCAACACCTGGCAGGCCTAACCCAAACTTTGACAACTTTGTCCAGCCATTCTTTACATTTCTTGGCATGGGATTAAACCTCCCCCCGGAGGTTATGACTGGCCTATTCAAGTCCAGCTACACGGCGGCCAGGGCTGCGAGCCAACAGCTCTGGCAGATGATCTATGGAGACCGGGCGCACGATGTAACCCACACATGCCAACCCGTCTACGAAACCTGGCTAGCCGATGGCGTGGCTGATGGCTGGATCCAGGCCCCCGGATTTTTTGCGGATCCGTTCATCCGCTACGCATGGAGCGTCGCGGAATGGGCCGGCAGCGGCCCGGCCAGCCTTAACCCCCTGCAGGAGGCAGAAGCGGCCCGGCTGCGGGCATCGTTCTTGACGAGTGAGGCAGAGGAGACGATCGCTTATGACGGCGGCGACTATGCCAGCCGCCACGTTCAGCGGGCCAGGGAGGCAGCGGCCCGGCGGCGCGACAGCCTGCCACCCCTCGACGCGAAGGGCGCCGCGCCCGCCCCAGCCCAGGCCCAACCCGGCAGCCAGCCGGCTCCCCCTCCAGATCAGTCCGACGGCGCAGACGAGAAGGATGGCGCCGATGATGACGCCATCGACACGGAAGACCTATGAGCATCCTCGACATCCTTTCTGCGCCGTGGGCGATCATGCCTGGCCACCTGGAGCAGATCCGGGACATCTACGCCAGCCACCTGCGGGGCGAGGGCGTCAACCTGCAGGAACTGGAGGCGCGGCGCGGGGCTCCACTGCCCGGCCCGGTCCAGGGCTATGAGGTGCGCGATGGGGTGGCCCTGATCCCCGTGCGCGGGGTGATGGCGCAGAGGATGAACCTCATGGCGCAGGTGAGCGGCGGCACGTCGTCGGAACTGCTGGCGCGGGACGTGAAGGCGGCAACCGCTGATCCAAAGGTGAAGGGGCTCATCCTGACCATGGACACCCCCGGCGGCGCGGTTGCTGGCACCCAGCTGGCAGCTCAGGCGGTGATGGCGGCCCGCGATGTGAAACCCGTGGTGACACTGGTGGAAGGGCTGATGGCGTCCGCTGGTGTGTGGGTTGGGACTGCCGCCAGCAAGGTTTACCTCAGCTCGGCGGTTGATCAGGTCGGATCGATCGGCGTGGTGATTGAGCACATCGACAGATCAAAACAGCTAGATGCGATTGGCATCAAAAAGACCGAAGTCTTTGCCGGCAAGTTTAAGCGTATCGCGTCGGAGAATGGCCCGCTAACCGAAAGTGGAAAGGCAACTCTTCAAGATACTGTAGACACGATCTATAGCATTATGGTGGGCGATGTAGCAAATCAACGGGGCACGAGTGTCGAAAAGGTGCTCGCCGATATGGCTGATGGGCGGATGTTCATTGGCCAGCAGGCGATCGACGCGGGCCTGGTTGATGGATTCGCCAGCCTGGATCAGCTCATTGGCGAGGTGAGAGAGCAAGCCAAATGGCGGCCTATACCATCTGGCGGATCGCGTGCCAAAATGTCTTTACCTGTAGTCGCAACCGGCCCACCGGCGGCGGCTCACTTGTCCCCTGTCCGATCCTCCATGTCTTCCCTGCCGGAGCAGGTGGCCCAGTGGGCCATCGACAACCCGGACGGCGCCAGCGCTCTCAGAGCCCAGGGCGCCGCCGACGAACGGGCGCGGCTCGCGCCCGAACATGAAACCGCCTTGGCTCAGGCACGCCAGGAGGGTGCCGCTGCAGAGCGGGACCGCATCGCCGGTGTTCGCACCGCTGGCCTCCCTGGCCACGAAGCGCTGATCGAACGGCTCGCGGCCGATGGCCACACCTCCCCTGGGGAGGCGGCCTTGGCTGTCAACGCAGCTGAGCGCGAGCTTCTCCAGGCTGCGGCCACCGCTCGCAGCGCTGAGGCCCCCGCTCCTGTGGCCTTTGCCGCGGCAGGGGATGAAGGGCTGGAGCGTCCCGGCAGTGGCGCCATCCCATCCGTCATCACGTCCGACGGCGATGAAGAGGCGATCGACAGGGCCGCCCGCGCACATCAAGCCGCAAACCCAGGCGCTTCCTATCTGGATGCCCTGGCCATTGTTACCCGGAGGAACTGACCATGGCCGCTGGATCTACCGTCCTGTTTGCCAAAAGCATTACGGCGACCGCCACCATCACTGGCGGATGCGGGATCACCTTTGCTGGCGCCGTGCCAGCCGCTGGCGCCGCTGGCTACATCGCTGAGTTCAGTGGGGTGGCTACCGAACAAATCACGGCCAACCTGCTGGGAACCACCGTCGCGGTGGCCGGCGCGGCCTTTGCTGCTAATGCGCTCCTGGAGTTCAACGCCTCTGGCAAGTTGATCACTAGAACGACTGGTGTATCTGTTGCTCGCAGCATCACGGCCGCCACTGCTGCGGATCAGCAGATTGAAGTTCTCATCCTCCCCAACTGAAGATCATGCCTTCGCAGAATCTGGGCCAGGCCCGCATCATCTCCCCGGTCAACACACAGCTTGCGCTGGGGCTTCAGCAAAACAATTACGCGGGCCAAGCCTTGTTTCCGCGTATCACGGTGGACATGCGCACCGGCAAAATTATCACTTTTGGCCGGGAGCATTTTATGCAGTATGCGGGGATGCTGCGATCCCCTGGCACCAACACCCCAAGGGTGAAGTTTGGCTATGCCGGTAGTGATTACGCTCTGCAGGATTACTCGATTGAGGGTACTCTTCCGGTTGAAATTCAGCAGGAGCAGAGGGCTACGTCGAAGGGCTTTACCATCGATGGCGCACAAATGGCAATGACTGGCGCAATGATGGTGATCAACAATCGCCTTGAAATTGCCCAGGCTACCGCCGCCACCAACCTCAGCAACTATCCGGCAGCCAACAAGGTTACCCTGACGTCTGGCAGTCAGTTCAATGACGCTGCGGTTGATCCCGCAGAAGCCATGCAAACCGCCCGGAGCGCAATCAGGGCGGCCACTGGCAAGTATCCAAACCTTGCCGTTTTTTCGGCAAAGGTGATTGAAGAGACCTTGGAAAATCCCAAGATTCTTACCAGGTTGAACTATACGGGGGTCAATGTTGCCGGCATTGACGACCTGAGGCGTATCTTCAGGATTCCCAATATCGTCATCGGTGAGGCGATTACTGCGGCTGACGACGGGACAATCTCTGATGTGTGGGGCAAGGATGTTGTCCTTGCCTATACCGAAACCGCGTCATTAGCGCAAATGGGGCTGCCAACCTATGGAGTTACTTATCAGTTGAACGGCCATCCATTTGCAGAGCCGGCCTACTACGGCAACAACGAAAAAACCTGGTACTTCCCGGTGACAACCTGTGAAGCTCCAGTGATCACCAGCAGCAATGCTGGCTACCTGATCAAAAACGCGGTCGCCTGATGCCCTACGTCGTCACCGATCTAAGCCCCGTCAACCATGGCGGGTGCGTCTACTCGGAAGGCCAGCCCATCCCTGGCCTCACCCCCGAGCAAGCCGCCCCCCTGCTGGCCCTCGGCGTCATCCGGGAGACCACCCCTCCCCCAACGGAGAAGCCCCCCGCCAAATGATCGACACAGCCGCCGACGTCTCCGCCATGCTGACCGACTGGGGGCAACCCCTGACGGTCGGCGCGGCCTCGGGTGTCGGTGTGCTCAGTCGCAACACACAGATCCTCCTTGATGACCAGCTGGTCTACGAGGGGGATTCAATCTTGAGCACCATGGCCCTCTGCGGCCAGCTGGGCTACGGCAGCACGCTCACCCTCGATGGGGTGGCCTACGTGGTCCAATCCGAGCCATATCGCAGTGCTGACGGCATCACCTGCAGGGTTCCCGTGAGCGGCACATCTCCGACCGTCGCGGCCACGGCGGAGGATCTGGCTTTCCTGCAGGACTGGGGCCAGCCCATCGCGATCGGTGCGGCCACGGGCCTCGGGATGCTCTCCATCGAGTCGTCTCTCGTCCTTGATGGCGGCGCGATCCACCACGGCCCCAGCCTGTTGACGGCTGCCACCCTGGCGGCGGCACTCGCGCACGGCGACACCCTGAGCGTGGGGGCGGACACCTACCGGGTGCAGTATCAGCCCTCGATCTCCCCCGATGGTGTGCTGAGCCGCATCCCCCTCTCCGGCCCCGTAGCAGCCCCTCCCCCGGCCCCAGCCTTCCAGCCCCTGACCACCACCACCGGATTGGCGCTCACCACCACCACCGGCATGGAGCTGACGATCACCTGACATGGCTGCCAACCCCGGCTCAATCTCATCCCAGCCAGCCGCCGCAGCTTTGACCGGCGCGGAGGTGCTCCCCCTGGATCAGGCGGTGGGCTCCCCCGTGGCGGCCACGGCGCTCACCATCGGCACCGGTTACCGGATCGTCTCGCTGGGGAACACCAACTGGGCGGCAGCCGGCGCAGGCGCGACTCCAGCGGTGGGCACCGTGTTCTCCTGCACGGCGGTGGGCACTGGCACTGGCACGGCGCAGCAGATCGACACCCGACGGGCGACGGCGCAGGAGATCGCGGCGCGGGCGCTGCAGGATCCGACGGCGGCGCCAATCTTCGCCGGGCTCACGGTCAGCGGCACGGCCACCGCAGCACAGGTCGACGCTGATCTTTTGACCGGCCCGGTTTCCGAACACTGCCGCAACGTCTCGGGCGTTCCCCTGGCGGCACTGACCCCGCTCTACGTGACCGGATCTCAGGGCGACACCACGACCTTGGAGGTGGTTCCCGCGCGCGGCGACACTCCCGGCCGGATGCCTGCGGCTGGCATGGCTCTGGCGGCCCTGGGCACAAGCGGCAGCGCGGCGAACGGTCATCTGGTGGCGACGGGTCCAATCCCCGCCGTCAACACGGCGGGCCTGACGTCAGGGGCTCCGCTGTATGTGGCCCCAACGGGCGGCACCACGGCCACCATGCCAGCGACGGGCCTTGTCCAGGTGGTGGCGGTCGTCGGGCGGGTGCACGCCAACACGGGCACAGTCATCGTTCTCCCCGGCCCTGCACTGCCCCGGGCGGCCTTCACCGGGGCCTATGGCGACCTCTCGGGCCGGCCTGAGGAGATCAGCCAGGCAGAGGCAGAGGCAGGCTCGGAGACGGCGTTTCGGCTGTGGTCCGCGACGCGGTGGCGGCAGGCGGTGGCGGCGTGGTGGGGCTCAATCACGGGCGCAACCGGGCGATCTCTGGCGGCGGCTGCCACGGCGGCGGATGCTCGATCAACCATCGGCGCCGAGCAATCTGGGGCGGCATCCAGCGCCATCACGGCTCACCTGCTGGCGGCCAGCCACCACGCCCCCGCCACCCTGGCCGCCAACTTGGAAACGGTCCTCTCCCTGACCGGCCAGGAGCTGGCAGCCGTCTCCCCTGGCGCGGGCCTGACGCGGCTGCTCTGGTGGAATCCTGCTACGAGTCGGCTTGAGTTCCTGATACCGGGCACAGGCCTGTCCATCACCTCTGGACAGCTCAACGCGGCGGGCGGGTCGCCTGGCGGGTCATCCGGCCAGCTGCAGTGGAATCTCAATGGAGGATTTTCAGGGCTATCGACAAGCAGTATTGACGGTAGCGGAAATATTACATTGTCTGGAAGATTTACATCTTCTCAAAATAGCGCCGCAAGTGCTCCCGCTATTCAAACCACTGGCACGTGGTTTAGCGGTGGAACGGGCACTACCACCCAGCCACATGTACTGATTCAGCACTCCGCCGCCACCACTAACACGGCTTGGGCCACGACTGGTACTGGGCTTGCAATTTACGGTTCGATCATAAACCAGCGATTGATAGACGCTGGTGCAAATGGATCAAGCTTTTTTAGATTATATGGAAATGTTATCGAAATAGGCCCTACTGGTTTTCAGGGATGGTGGGTGGACAACCAGACTCTGGCGATGCGAAATGCAAATATCTTGGGTTGGTCTAGTGCAAACGCAACAAGCCCAACGCTAGACACGTTTTGGACCCGCTTTAGCGCAGGAGTGATCTACCAGCAGGGCGGCACAACCGCTCAATCCTATTGGATTGCTAACACAATTACAAGTTCTGGTACCAATTTTGAGCGGATGCGAATAGGATGGGAGAGCAATGTTTTCACGCTTCGTACTGAAGCTGGTGGCACTGGAACTGCACGTGGCATCCGGATCGGCTCCAGCTCAACGCAATTGCTGGGATTTTGGGGCGCAACTCCAGTCACGCGCCCGGCTGCAATCCCAGATGCCACGGATCTCGCAACCGCAATAACTGCGGTCAATACACTCCTGGCCGCTGCTCGGTCTACTGGTCTCATCGCCACTTAATCACCATGGAATCAGTCACTATTCAAATCAGCCAGCGAGCCTATGATGGGTTCGTCGCGGCAGGCAATAGCAACAACCGAACAGCTGAAGATCTTGTAGGCGAATTTGTTGAGAATCAGGG